AGTTCCTGTTGAGGATCTTATAATAACTGATAAATCTGAATCTGCAAATATCTTGAACGGATAGGTGAAATTATCTGTAGTGCCATCACCTGATGTTAATTGTCTTACTACTGTTGAAGATATTGTCATGTTAATCTCTCTATACTATTTTTCTTCTGGCATCGCAACTTTAATATTCATCATATTTAAACCTTGTGCCGCTATAAATATTTGTAAAGTTCTTAATTTTCTAATTTGTTCAAATTTTTCATCCTTTAAACCATCTATTTTTTCCTCTTTTTCTACTTTTGTTAATGTTTTATATATATCAGCATCTAATAATACCTCTAGTTTTGCGTTAGATATTTTTATAATAGCTTTTCTAATATCTTGATAAGCCTTTTCATTTGCTTTTAACGCTGCTAAATCGTAGGGATATTTTTGTTTTAATTTGGCAGCTTCTTCAAAATCATTATTTTTTTCAAGAAATTTTATTGTAGCATCTCTTTTTTTAATTATATCTAATTCTTCAAAATACCTAGTTTCATAAGAACTCCAGTATTTAACTTTTGGTAAAACAAAAGCTCTAGCCAATGGATAATCAGATAATTCAGAACTCATTTTTTGAGGATCTTCTATAGCTCCAGTTTCAATTAAAAGTTTATCTGTTAAACTTAACAAATGTTTTCCAAGTGTAGCCAAATAAGATCTAACAAGATGGTCAAGTAAAATTGGATTGTTAATAATAATAGATGAATTGTCAGGTAATATGGAATTAATACCTCTTGCTATTAGTTTCATAATTTCAGAAGTGTAAGGTACTGCTTGATAAGGATCTTCAATACTTCTATCTAAATATTCTGGAATAACATCTCTACCTGTAAAAAAAGTTTTATTTTGATAAATTTCTGCAAGGGGTTTAATAAGTTGAGGTATGGGATTAAAAGCTGTTACTTGGTTTTTTGTAAAATCTACAACAAAATCGTCAAAAGCTTTTTTATTATCTTTTTTCATAAGGTTCATTATAGAGACTGTTAATTCTGAAAAAATAGTTCCTAGTTGAAATGCTTTTGGAATTTTATATTCAACACCATTCCATCTAGCATACCAATAATTTAACTTTATCCAATCTTCTTGTTGTTGGTATTTAGGATCATCTGCATACAAAATTTGCTCATAAATTGTTGGCATAACAATAGATAAAAATATTGCAGCAGAAGCCTTACCAGGTTCATCTTTAATTGTTACAGTTAGTTTTCTTAAACCTTGAGCTGAAACATTCCAAAAAGGAACTAAAGAATTTAAGTAAGCTCCTTGAGTACCCATTCTTGAATAATCTAATAAATTTGCAGCATCAAAACCACCTCTTTTTATAGCCTGCTCTTCAGTTAATCCTTTTTTTAAAGCAAGTTTGTACACTTTTTCAAAAATTCTAAATCTTGTAGCTTCCTCTGAAAGACTTAAAGTTCCTTTAATAAAAGTTTCCCAAGGATCTAATAATTTATTTTTTAATTTTGCTTCATTAAATAATTTGTGAACTGGTAGATCTTTCAACATAGCTTCAGCTTTTAATAAAGAAGTTTGTGGACCAAGTGAACTTTCCCATTTTAAATATAGTTCTTTTATTCCTTTTTGACCAAATAACTCTGGTGTTTTTGATCTAAAAATATTTATAAGTCCTATAGCAGAATCCACTAAAGGAAACCATTTCCCAGGAACACTTGTCGTTGCTAATAAAGAATCTTTAAAAAGATTTGCAACAACAAAACCTGGAACAAATAAAGCTCCACCTCTAGTAAGTCTAGCAGCAGGATTCATAAATCTTTGTAAAATATCAAAGTTTTTAGATAAACCTGCAGAAGTTGCTGTTACAAGGTCCTCTCCTACATTCCATCTTTCTTTTGTTCCATCTTTAAGATAAATGGTAAAGACACCTTTTTGATTGTAATTTTTTGGTCTATAGGCATCTAATTGATTGATTGCCTTATCTGATAATAAATTTAATTGTTCTTTTGAGTAAACTTCATCCCTTAAAAGTTCTTCCCTTATTTCTTTTGTTGTCTTTTGTTTCATTGGCATCCTTGTAATAAAATTAAAGTAAGGATTTTTTTTAGATTTTTCTGGTAAGACAACATCCTCTATAAATCTAGTTCTTAAATTATTTACTTCAGCTTCTTGGATTAGCCTTTGTGTGTTTTCTACTGTAGACTGTAAGGTATCTAATACCTTTAATTCACTACCCTCTTTAGTTCTTCCTTTTAAAGAAGATCCTTTTCCTACATTTATAGCACCCTCTATAGTTTTTATTTCTCTAAAAACAGGAACATAATTTTCATTATATTCTTTTATTATTTTAACTTGCTCAGCAGAAAGCCTTCCCTTTTCTTTTAAATAATTTAAAACTCTTTCTCTAAATAAAATAGTTCTTTTTCTTTTAGCTTCAAATCTTTTAATATATTCTTTATTAGACACTATCTGTTCAGTAAATTTACTTTCAAATGGAGTTTTTAAACCTCTCTTAGTAAGAGTTTTGTGAAAGACTGCCATTTCATAAGCAGAATATTCTTGCAAATCTTTTTCAGACATATTTTTAAAAATATTCGACAAAGATTCACCATTAACTTTTCCTTTACCATCAAGAGTTCTTCTTAGTAAAAAAAAATCACCTAAAGTATAAGATCTTGATAACTGTGCAGCTTGTTCATAAACATTTAAATCTGCCATACTAGGTTTAACACGCATATTAGCTTCTTTCATAGCTCTTTTTAAAGGTGCTCTAAAGTCTACTTGAGTTTTTTCAAATATATGAAAAAATTCTTTTGTTTTATCTATAATTCCCATTTTATCTTTAGATTTACCAAATGCCATATTGTCAAACATATGTTGCATTGCAGGATCTTCGGATTTTATTATTTCTGATTTAGAAATATCTATTTGATCTTTACTTGCTTTATCTAGGGTTGATTCAAGTTTTTTAATTTCTAATATAATTGGTTCTAATTTTTTATTTGTTCTAGTTGATAATTTTTCTGAAACAGCACGATCTATTTCAGAAACAGTAGAATCTGGGTTATTTTTTCTAACCTCTAAAACAGTTTCTTTATGAAGTTTAGAGCCAACCTTGCTATCTTTGTTATTTTTTTCTCTTTCCTTTTTATAAATTTCTTGATTTTTCTTTTTTAATTCAGTTATTTTTTCTTGTATTTTTAAATTTTTAAGATTAATATTTTCCGTTGTTTTGGGAACAAGATTTTTTAAAGCTTTTGGTATTATAGTGTTAATGCTATCGTTATCATTTTTAATTGTTCTGTCTAAATTTTCTTCTATTAAAATTTCAGTTGGTTTTTTATTTGTTTGTATATAAATTTCATCTGCTTTCTTTTTGTAATGTTTTTCTGCTTTTAATATTTTAGCTCGATTACCATTAAATCCTGATAAACCCCAAAAAATTCCTGAATAAGCAAGTTCTCTACCACCTGGTAATTGTCCATACATGGCATATCCCAAGCCTTCAAATGCAGTAAATCTGGTAAGAACTTTTGCAAAATAATTAGCTCCTAGTTTTGGTCCTAGTATTTGTGGAGCATTTAACGCAAAACTTAATTGAGCTCCTTCTTTTAAACCCTCTTTAACACCTTCTTCTAAAAATATTTTCATATAATCCACAGGTTCATTAATTTGTTTTTTTTGAATAGCTTCCATTAAAGTTTTTCTAATTGAACCATTTACAAAACCAGCTCCGAATGGACCAGTATATTTTGCTACCCCAGGTCCTCCAAAGTATGCTCCAGCAGCACCACCTGCAGTTCCACCTGCTATATAAAATGGCAAATTAAATGCCAAAGTTGTACCCCTTTGAACTAATCCTTCTAAAAAACTTTCATCTTCACCATATTCTCTTTGATACGCAGTTGGTAAATCCTCTCCTTGAAAAAGAGCAGCACCTAGACCAAAATTACTAGCACCAACTCCAATTTTTATATGATCTATAAATTCACTTTTTTCTCCATAAATAGCTTTTGGTAAATCTATTCTTTTATCCATTATACCCTTCCAATATTCTTGTATTGGCTTTGTATCAACTGGGGTAAGTATATCGAATTCTGTACTTTTGTTTTTATTTTCTTCAGTTATTTTTGAGGTAAAGTCAAAAATTTCATCTTCATTAAAACCTGCCTTTTTATATTGATCTTTAGTTAGTATTTCCATTACTTGCCTGATATTCTTAAATTATATTCCTCTATAGTCTCTCCAGCTAATCTTTTATCATATCCTTGCATTTTCTTTTTAAAAATAATAGCCTGTCTTACAATATCTTCTCTATTTGGTTGAAATTTAATTCCATCTTTAGCTATGTAACTTTCACTTGTACTATCAAGTAAATTTTCTGCATTTTTTCCTTCAGACAATCCAATAAGAAATCTTTCATACATTGAATCTGTATAAAAATTTAATCTCTTATCATAATTAGAATCAAAAAATTTAAACGAAGGCATCCCTGCTACAAACATTTGAGTATCTTCAATAAAATTAAAAAATTTATTCATATTATTTTTCATCCCATCGTCAACCCCATTTGGTTTAAGTAATGTATTAAATTTTTCTAAATCTTTTTTTGACAATTCTTTATTAATAACTCTTTGTATTAAAGAAGATGGTTCTGATTCATTAGGTAGTTTAAATTGTTTTTGAATATCAATAATTTCTCCCATTGATATTTTTTGCAGTATATCTATTTTTTTATTATAAGAACTGTCTGGAATTAATTCATCTGTTTCAACCATTTCGTTTATTTTTAATAAATCTAATTTAATAGGGGGATTATCTGAATAAATTTGATTCATAGTATTAACATTATAAGTATTTCCATGAGTTGATTTTATTAAGGCATTGTATGCTTCTTGTGAAGCATCTGCTGCCTTTCTATCGATATCTTGATTGTATTGTTTATATAAAAATTCAGACTCTCTAAGTTTTGAAATAGATGTTTTTAATGCTTCTTGTTTTTCAATTTGAGAAAAATTATTCCATATATTTTGCTGATTCTTATTTAAGAAAGCACCATCTCTTATTTCTTTAAAATTTGCATAAAGTTCTTTCATTTCCATTCCTGGAATATATTCAAGTCCAAAAGAAATTTGTTTTACATTTATATCAAATATTGCTTTGTCTGCCTTTGCGGATAGTTCAAGTTTATTTTCTAAATCAATATTGTCAAAAAAATCAGTTTTTAATAATTCATTTAATTTTTTTGGGTTACTTGATAATAACGAATCAGCTAAAGTTAATGAACCAAATTTAGTATAGGCTTCAATTAAAATTTTCTTTTGTCCTTCATCATAAGTTGTATTAGCAGTTATTTTATCTATAACTTTTTTATTATAAATTTGTAAATAAACAGGTCCAATTTCTTTTAAGGTTAAGGCTTCTTTAGAAATATAATCTTCATCTATATCTTTTGAATATCTAATTTGTTCATTTCTTGATCCTTCAAGTGATTTTGTTTTTAAAATTCCTGCTGTTGAAAAAAATTTTGATGCAATTATTTTTTTAGTATAATTATCTACGCCATCAAATTTACTATTTTTAAAATAATTATATAATTTATTTGTTTCTATATCATTATATGCTGCGGCAGAAGTTGGCTCTCCATATGCTTTTGTTTCACTTTGAATAGTAAATAAACCTTTTTGTATAATATTTCCAGAATCATCCTTTTGATCTATATACATATCGCTTAATAATGAATATGCTTTATTATCTGCTTCTAATTTTTTCTCTTTTACATAAGCCTTTGCAGTAAAATCAACTAATGGTTTTACAGCAGCTCCTATATTTTGATTTAAAGAAATATTACTATTACTAATAACGCCAGTTGGTTCTGCTGTTACTCTTCCAGTTGATGTAAATGTTGGAATTTTTGGCATAATATTAACTGTTTCTCGATCTATTTGAAGATTTAGATTGTAATCTTAAATTACCTATACTGTTATTTCTAGGATTTCTATCTTTATGATCTACATCTCTAGCTAAGATACTAGAGCCATATTTTTTTTTCATAATTCTTCTTGCTCCATTTCTTCCAGCTCTATCTTTTTTTTGCTTTGGTTTAGAGTGGTAATTTGCGTATTCTGATTTATAATCTCTTGCCATTAATATCCTTTCATTGTTAATAGTGTTGAACCTACTGAAGCAACAGTTTGTATTTGTGCAAATCTTGATTTTTGTTTTTCAATATTAGATTGAATACGATAAAAATTAGCTTGTTCAAGTGCTTGTGATTTTCCAATTTCAGCATTGTATTTCATAATATCTCTTTCTATTTCCGCTTCATATAAATTTGCCATTTCAATATTTTTTGCTGTACCCGATCCTATTACCGCTCCAGATTTTGCTGTAGCAACTTTAGTTGATCCTTCAAGTTGAACAAATTTTTTATTAAAAGATGCTAAATCAAGTGTTAATTGATTTTCTAATGTTTCAATTTTTTGCTCTGCAACTAAAGCATTTCTATTTTGCACTGCCGCATTATATTTTCCTGATGCTCTTTGTTGAGCTATACTTGCTACACCTATTGCTCCTACTACATAAGGTGCTGCTGCCATCCATCCCATTAGAAAATCCTCGCATATCTGTATTGGTCTGAGCCATCAAAACCATAGTGTTTCATTAAACCCTCTTCCTCTAATCCTAACCACTTTGCAAATCTTAAACCTTTATCAAAATCTACTCTTACAGCAGTTTGAACTC